AGTCGGTCTGATGCAAGGTCCAGCGCACGCGTGCATCAACACGCTCTCCCGGAACGCGCCCATCTGGACGAAGGGTGCGGTGCTGTACTGGGACATTCGGGGTGGTTCTCTCGTCGTCGCACGAGGGGCGCGTGCGTACAGCGCTGTCCAGGCAAGCGCCGGGACGGGGAACTACTGGACCTACGATCGCGGTAAGGGGCAGTTCATCCAGGTCGCTGCCGCCGCGCCATCCTTCCCGCTCGATGGCTTCTTCGCAGACGCGCGGACCGCTTACTTCAACGACACGACGAACGCCAGCCGCGGACCGTTCACGCTTGAAGCGGGGGCGACCAGCTCTACCCCAGCACTCGCAGCGGATTACATAGTCGATCCGACGACCATCCCGATGGCGAACGGTTTCCGCATCGCGAACGCGACCGGGTCGGACAAGCGGTTCTATCGCCTGGAATCGACGTCCGGGACGTACCGCCGCTGCTTCTCGCTCCTCGCGCGGCGCGTAGACGGCGGTGGTGGAGGCGTGATCGATGCGTCCGTGCTGCAGCTGTACACGGCGACATCGGCAGACCCGCTCGGCGCGAACACGCTCGAAACGCCGACGACCTACAAGAAGATCCGCGGGGACGGGTGGTATGAGCTGTGGGCGTTCACTCCGATCAGTGGAGCGAACATCTACTATGGCGGCATCCTCGCAGACGGGTACGAGGTCGAGATCGAGGCGCCGATGACCGAGAGCGTCGGGACGACGACGCTCGGCGCGCGGGCGCAGTTCACCGAGAACCCCGGCGCGGGTTCGTTGAGCCCGCCCTAGCTACATCGAATCGGCGCGGACGTCCGGCATCGCGGAACCGTACCCGGCATGCGGATGGGTCGGTGCGGGCTTCACGAACCGGTGGGCGCACGATGAGCCCTACGATCAGCCCGGTCCGCGGTGGAAGACCGGCTATATCGTGAACTGGCAGGCGGACGCCAGCAACAAGGTCGCCGTCTACATGAGCCAGACCAGTCAGCTGTGGGTTGGCTGGATGCGCAAGGCGGGCGTGTCGGAGCTGTTCCTCACTGGTCCCGCCACGTGGGCGGAGAACGAGGCGATGGGCTTCGTCGTGACGTGGGGAACGCGCAAGGGCTCGCAGTACGGCGTCGTCGCGATCAACGGGAAGCAGTACGACGTAGAGACCGCATTCGCGCTACCGACCGGGACGCCGAACTACGTCGAGATCGGGGACGTTGGTAGCCTCGGTTACGGGCAGCCTGCGAACTGCCACGTCGAGGCGATGGCGGTTGGGCGGCAAGCGCTCACACGGCTCGACGCTCGTCATCTCTCGCTCTGGTTCCGCGATCAGGCTGTGGGGGTCATCCGGTGAGCGGACTCTTCACGGGTGGTGCAGGTTCGACCGTCGTTCCCTTCGGGGACGGTACTGTTGCACGCACGGGTAGCGCGTGGAACCCGTATGACGGCAAGTCCTACCGCGAGAACAAGCCGCGGTTCGGGGATGGGCTGATCTTCAACTGCGCCGTGCGCCCGAAGCTCTTCGACACGTTCACCGAGCCGACGAGCTTCATGTGGTACCACCCGACGCAGGGCACACCCAACCTCATCGACCGGCAGGCGACGTTCGAGACGCAGTACCCCGAGTTCGACAAGGTCGTCCTCGGGTCGTCCTACCAGGGGCGCGAGATCGTCGGCTACCGCCTCGGACCCATCACGCGGAAGCACTGGGTTGTGGACATGGTTGTTCACGGGAACGAGGCGGATGGCGCGCAGGGCACCTTCCGCGCGATGGAGATTCTCGCGCGAGATCCGATCTTCCAGGCGTTCCGCGACGAGTGGACCATCTTCTTCGTTCCGGCGTTGAACCCGGATGGGTGGTATCTCGGAACGCGCAACCTCGCGGAGATCGGTCCGAACGGGTTGACCATCAACCTCAACCGAAATTGGGATTGGTTCTGGGACGAGTACGCTGCGTCATCATACGAGTCGAAGGGCTCCGCGCCCGAGAGTACGTTGGAAGCGCAGGCGTTCCTCAACTACTACCGCGACCCACAGGTCACGTTCGGCTTCCTCCTCGACCAGCACGCAGACCGTGGCGTCGGCGCACGGTACATGAGTCGTGACCGAATCTGGCGGCAGCTTGCACTGGCGCCGGGTGTGGCGGGCGAGGTGCCGAACAACTGGCGGACGCTGTGGCTCGACTGGATCATCTGGCGCTACGTCGGGCACGTCACCCACATCAGAGCCCGCGATGCTGGTGGGTTCGACAACTACTGTCGATACTACCGGAGCCGCTTCCGTCCGCACCTTCACAGTTACTTCAGCTCCCTCGGCGTCATGTCGATGGCGATGGAAGACGAGAAGGTCTCCGATGCGGGCGGGCGCGAGACGGTCGCGAGCGCGTGCAACTTCCGTCTCGACGCGACGCTTGCAGCGGCGATCTGCTGTACGGAATCGCTTTGGATCAACGACTACGAAGAAGCGCTTCTGCTCGAAAGCGGACCGCGTGCGCAACTGCTGAGTAATGCGAACTTCCGCAGTTGGCAGGACGACGAGTACCGCCCTGGTTTCTACACGATGAGTCGCATGACGACCGCGCGGGCATCGGAGGCGAACAGCTACAACGAGGACGGCGGGCGCGCGACGGAGATGACGTCGCAGACACTCATCGAGCTGTCACAGGCGGCGGAGTTCAACGCGGGTGCGCTGACGGGCTACACGTCAGCTCTCATCGTCACGAGTCAGGGGCAGCTGTTCAAGATACCGACGGCGGTCGCTGACGAATCTGGCGACGTCATCGACCCGCTGTCGAGCTTCACCAGCTGGATGGGCGCGGCAGCTTTTGCGGGCGACGTGGACGGTACTATCCAGGTCTTCGGTGGTGGGTCGTCGGAGAAGGACGCTGCTCCGACGACGCAATACTACCGGCTCTCAGACACGACGGAGACATCCCTCGTCGCAGTAGGAGCAGTCCCTCCCGGTACGCAGCACGCCGGCTTTTGCGACAACTTCCTCGACGACCCGTCTCTTGCCGCACGCGAGGGATATCTCGTCGGAGGGTGGACCGGCATCGCGCCGACGCAGGCGATGTACAAGGTCAACGTCGCGACGCTCACGTGGACGCTCTCGGCGGCAACGCTACCGACGCCGACGTACGGGGCGCTCGCGGTTTACGATCCCGTCCGCAACTACGTGTGGATCATCGGCGGCTTCAATGCAGCGGGTACGCCACAGACATCGGTAGGCTACTGGGACATCGGTGCCGACACGTACACGCCGACGGCTCCTCTACCGCTCGCGCTGGGCTACGTGGCGGGCGTGTATGCGCGGTTCGATGGTCGCATCTACGCCTACGGTGGTCAGCTCAGTACGGGGGACATGTCCCCTAACATCTACCGACTCAACCCTGCGAGTGGGGCGTGGACGCTGCTGTCCGTCACGGCGAACCTCGATGACGACGAGGACCAGCAGGAACCGGAAGACCCGGTGTGGACTATCCAGCTGGGTCGCGCGCAGGCGCTCCTCCCCGTTGAAACCTCGACGGACAACGGTGTCATCTACCTGCTCGGCGGGCGTCAGGTTAGCACGAGCGGCGCGCTCGCGGATGACTTCTACAAGCACGACCTCTACGACGAGATCATCGGGCGCGTCGCAGACGCCGACTACGGCTACATCCGCTACTCGACCTCCGTTCAGACCCCGTGGGTAGAGTTCGTCGCTGCGTTGCAGCCGTGGGTCACTGCGGGTGCGGGGACCGGGACGTGGACGAACGCTCCGGCGAATTGGAGCGCGGCTCCGGCGGGGTTGAACCCGGCGGGAACGAAGACGGGCGCCGCTGGTAACGCAGCGCTCACGCATAGCGAGACGCCTCCGACCTACGTCAGCTATCGGATGCGGGCGGACGTCTTTCTCGACGGGGCGGGCACCATCGTGTCCTTCCGGGCAGTCGTGCGCGCGTCCTACATCGGCGCCAACATCCAGGACGGTTACCGCGTCAGGAACGACAACGCCGGAACGACGTGGACGCTGGAGCGCTACAACAGCACCTCAGGTACAACGCTCGCGACGACGACGGCAGCAGTCATCGATACGACGCCGCGCGAGCTTGACGTGCGTGTGCTTGGGCAAGATCCCGTGCGGCTTGTCGTGCTGTTCGATGGGGTGGAGCTGTTCAACTACACCGACGCGTCGGTCAACCGACTCCGAACGAACGGCGTATCTGGGTATGAGGGTCAGAGTGGCACGGCGAACCTCGTCGTCTCCGACTACTACGCGGAGGACACGGCAGCTGGGGAGGAGATGTTCACAGGCTCGTCGCTCGTGCAGTCGAAGCTCGCAACATCGACGGGCTACACGCGTCTTTCCATCCAGCCTGGCGCTCAGGAGGTCGCCGACGCTGAGTACGTAACGCGACGAGTCCGTAACTACTACACTATTCCACCATCAGGGTTCTGGTTCAACTACCGCGTGCGCGCGTTCCTCCGGCACGGTCCGCGGGCGTTCGTCGAGGATCGCATTCGCTACTACACGCGCGTCTACAAGGATTCGCAGGTCGCCCGCATTGACGGCTTCATGCTGGCGAAGGGAACGCTCTTCGGGCAGTCGTACCTCGACACCGACGCGGTCAGCGGTCCCGAGACGTGCACCTTCGCGACAGCGGTGCAGATGAACCGACTGCACGCTTCGTTCTCGTGGTTGCCGACGTTCGGTTACCCCGACGTCGTGGATTCGGATTTCGAGCTGGCACGCTTCTCGATCGACGTGAACAACTACCTCGCAATCATCCTCGTCGCGGGGAATGACGAGGAACGCGAGTTCAACCGCGACGACCTCTACGCCCAGCATGACCCCGTCATTCGCTTGTCGAAGGTGCAAGCGGGCTCCGAGGTCGACTACGTTGACATCGTCTGCTACTACGGTTACGCGATGCGGGAGCCGGGTTGCGAACGTGTGGATGATCCGGTCCGCTTCACCATCGTTCACGTCGAGGACCAGCTATTCCGCTTCTCCGTCGAGCGTTTTGGCTTCGTCGTGCATCGGGAGTCTACAACGGACCTCACCGGTTACTCGACGACGGCGGGGACGCTGTCCTACACGGGGCACGGGCTCTACGGGAAGCCGACCATCAGCTACGACGGCATGCACGCGAACGGGATGCACGCACCGCTCGGGCGGCACGCGATCGACCAGCGACTTCGTGATCGTGATAGTGTCGGAGTGTTCGTTGCGGGGGAGCGTGATCCGACGCAGGGCGGCATCTCGACCTACAACAAGATCCGCCCGTTCATCGACGGGGACGACTTCACACGTCCGGATGACGCCAACCTCGGATACGGTTGGGACATCATCAAGCAGACGGGGAACGGCTTCAACATCGTCTCCAGCAAGGCGCAGTGTGCGGAACTGGGGTTCGAGAGTCGTGAGGGTGACCCGCGTCACGCGGACTACATCGCTGCGGCAGACCTCACCGTGCAGAACAATAACGACATCGTCGGCATCCTCGCGCGGATCGACCGCTTCATGTCGGAGACTGTCCCGGGTGACGAGCCGTTCGGGTACGGGTTCGAGCTGATCCAGACGGGACCGACGGCGGCGACCCTTCGCATCGTGACCTACTGGAACGGTGTGAGGGAGATACTCGCCACGCAGGCGCTATCGTCCTACACTGCGGGTGAGACGCTACGGCTGGTGGTGACGACGAGCGGGACATCGCTCCGAGGTGAGATTTCGGGGCGAGCCATCGTGACGACGACGGACACGCTGTTCAAGCGTCCGGGTCGTCCGGGGATCATGGGAGAGACGGGCGGGCCGGCGCAGTTCGTCACGGTCGACAACTGGACTCTGACCGAGAATTTCGAGTCGAGCACGGTGTAGGGGGCGGTCATGGCAGAGCCTTACGGGTTCGTGGTTCGGACGGACGGCGCGACGGAGCTGCGCAGCGCCCTCGCTCAGAACGAGGCGGAGCTGGTCATCCTGACGCAGGAAGCGCACGGGGTGCCCGTCGCGGAGTTCGACATCGTGCGCGTGTCGGTTCTCAGTGCGGAGAACCTCGCGTGGGATGTCTACTTCTACGACAGCGAGCCGGGCGCGCTTACGGAGCACGACGACAACCCGGTCGTAGACTGGATCGAGTTCGCCGTCGCGCAGGGGAAGCAGATCAACGCGACCGGTCCGTTCATCTACTCGCTGTCCTCCTTCAAGACGCGATTCGTCAATCGCAATGGGGAGCCGACGATCTACGTGCGACTCTGTCAGCGCGATGCGGCGGGGAAGACGGCGAACGACCCGGGGAAGGTCGTGGTCATCATCGAGGGGACGTCCACCGGGAAGGACTACCCCGCGCAGACTCCTGAAACCTATCCGTAAGGAGTAGCGTCATGCCGCCTGCAGGATCGGTCGTCGTTGGAGGAGCAGGGGGTGGTACTCCTGGCGCCGCTACGGAGGACACAGCTGTGTGGGTCGTCACTGGTGACAAGCTACTGCAGACTTATCCGACATCTGGGCAGACGTACACGCCTATGGATGTCGGTGACACGATCCGCATGCAGAAGAGGGTGAAGACCGCGGGCGACTACACGGTCAGCATCAACTACGCGATGGCGTCGGCGTCTGCCAATGCGGTGAAGCTGGAGTGTGACTACAAGTCGGTCGCGGATGGTGCTGATCCCGATGCGGCTCTCGGCTCGGCAACTCCCGCGACGTCCGAGTTCACGCCCGGCAACGACACGAACATGCATCAGCATGAGACCTTCGTGGTGACAGTCGCCAACGACGGCGACAATCTCGTGATCCTCCTGACGCGTGTCGCTCCCGCCGCTGCTGCTCACCCCGGTCTGCTCAACTTCATCGACCCCGCTCTCGACCCCGTACCGTAGGAGAGCCTGATGGCGTTCAACACCGCGGTCATCGCTGGTGCAGAGGAGTACACCTCCTGGGACGACGTCCTCGCCCGTCCTGCCTCGGACGGGGACAGGATCATGTTCATGGGGTTGAAGTGGATCTATGACGGGACCAACTCCATCTGGGTTCCGGATTGGGCGTATGGAGAGACCCTCTCCGAGGTGACGAAGGTAGACGGCGACGAGGCGAACGACGCAGCTCTCGTAGCGCAAGGGTGGACCGTCACGAAAAGCGGCGGCACCACTTCGTTCGACGGGACGCGAGTTCGTCTCTATAGCGCTGGTGCGACCGGGCATACATGCTACCTACAGCGTAGCACCGCAGGGGGAGCCGGAAACACCTACTTCGCCTACGGGCGCATTCGTGTTGATTCCTTCATCGGGTCCAACTTCTACGCGGGATGCATCCTCTCGATCAAGGAAGGCACACGTTACCGGGCCTTTGAGTTTCGCTACACGACAGCGAACCAATACTCTGCGTTTTGTAATGCCGGGGCTTCGACCCTTGGGACCGTCGATGATGATGTGGACGCCTCGAACGAGCAGTTCTACCTGATCCGCTTCCAGGATTCGGATCGGAGCATGGCGTGGATTGATGGGTCTGGCAAGCTATCCGCACCATGTACGTTCCACGGGGCTGGAGGCTTCTCCAGCTCTGGAGCCGGGGACTTGATCATCCAGTTCGGAGGCTTCGCTGGAAACGCGAGCAGCGATATCTACATCCGGGATTTCGTGATCGCGAGGTACTGATGGCATTCAACACATCTGTCATCGCTGGTGTTCCGGTCTATGGTTCCTGGCTGGACATCCTGAGCTTGTCGGCTGACGACGGGGACACGGTCGTCCTGAACATGCCCACTGGACAACCAGCTCTGCGTATCTACGACAGCGGGATGGGCACATGGGTACCTCCTGAGGTCTACGGTAGGTTCACGGACTGGTCGTTGACAGCGGAGGTAGAGGGTTCTGAGGCAGACGCGGCTGCTCTGCTTGCGAAGGGAACCAACGTCAACCTCTATGCTGGTTCGTCAACGCTCACCTACAACGACAGCGGGAAGCTGCGCATCCTGAATAGCGGTGCGACAGACGGCTGTGCCATTGAGTGCAACACAGGACCATCAAATGGATACTCTGTGTTCATGCATGGGTTGGCTCGCGTGGTTCAGTGCAGCACCTACAATGACATCTACTTCGTTGCGAACGACTCGTCGCACATGGTCCCGGCGTTGTCATGGTGTGACCAGACAGGCAATGACTACCCGCGCCCGATGCTCACGTCGCCAGCAGTAAGAGGAACCCAGACGCTCGTCAATAGCAGCGTGGCGACTCTGCTGGCGTCTGAGGGCTTCCTTGAGGTCTTCGTCATCGGCAATAACGATGACCGTTCCCTCCCGGACGCTGCCATGTTGTTCTGGCTGAACGGCGTCCTTGCTGGGTTCCTCGACAAGACCGACATGAACTCCGGGGGTGGATCGAACTACTGCAACCTCGTCCAGGTGAATAGCAACACGAACGAGATCACCATGCGCAAGTTCGAGACGTGGGTGAGGGCGTAATATGGCAGCTAATACGAACTACCCCAGCATCGGCGTCCAAGAGATCACCTCCTGGGATGACCTCCCGTCCAGTCCGCTGGACGGGCAGGCCCTCATGTTCATGGGGTTGAAGTGGCGGTATGACACGACCAACGGTATCTGGGTTCCTGACTTCGCCTATGGGGAGACTCTGGCAGGGATCTGCAAGATCGACGGAGATGAGGTCAACGACGCTGCTCTACTCGCGAATGGTTGGACGTCGGTCAACCATACCAATGGAGGAACAATCTCCTACGACGGTACGCGAGTGACGTTCACCGCTACAGTAGCCAACAATCAGACTGCGGAAGTTCTCGGCGATCATGGAGGTGGTGTCAACGACGACTACTTCCTCTACGGTCGATTTCGGGCGGTCTCTTACGTCGGACCTGGCAGTAATCCCTCATGCTTCCTGGCTATTCAAGATGGTGCCCACACGCGCACTTTCGGTCTCCGCTATACAACCACAAATACGGAAGCCTGTTTCTTCAAGATAAGCGGGAGCCGACAAGGTTATGCCGACTCCACGGTGGAGTTCACTACCGAGAAGTTCCTCCTCATACGGTGGAGTGGTCTTGGAGCCAAGCACAGCCATTGTTGGGTTGAAGGCCACGTCGCTCTACCTTCCCCTTCCGCTACTTATGTTGGAACGGACCACTCCGCCTCGGCAGCGCAGCGGTTTCTGATTGGTGACAGCACAGGTAATGCTGGGGGCGCCCTCACAGCTCGCAACGTAGTCTGCGCGAGGTACTGATGATCGACACAGTCCCTATCTGGGTCATGCGACGGGACGGACCCAAGGGTGTGGGCTACTACCCCACCTCCAAGGGGTCCTACCATCTTCTGGCAGAAGGGAGGCACAATGCTGAACCAGGAGTGATTCCTGTTGCTCATCTGGCGCGGAGACGACGCCAACTATCCGAGGACTTCGGCGCACGTCTTCTGCAACGGCTTTGGGCCTCAACCAGTCTGCACAGCGATTGGGAATAGTGGTTGGCCGTCAGCAGGTGGGGCCGACCTAATCAGCGTGGGTGCGAATGCTGGTGTAGATACAGGCGTCATGCAGGTCCGCAACCTCGTGGCGGGGACGTTCTCATAGGGGTGTTTCATGGGACTCTTTGATGGCTGGTGGAACTGGCGTGACCCTACGCCCGGCAAGCAGCTTGCCGACATGGATGTCGGACTGAAGATCATCGTCGTCATCGTCGCGATCTTGATCATCCTACTGCTCCTCGTCACGGCGGATCAACTCTGATGGCAGCCAACACGAAAGTAGGGTTGGGCTTCGGCGACCCGCTCACGGTGGTCGAGAAGGCGTCAGCCGACAGTCCCTACACCGTCCAGTCAACCGATCAGGTCGTCGCGCTTACGGTCGATGGTTCGATCACGGTCAACCTATCCACGGCTGCGACGTTCGGTCTCAACAAGCGCCTCATCATCAAGGATGTCTCCGGTGGGGCGGGCGTCAACAACGTCACGATCGATGGCGCCGGGGCGGAGACGATCGACGGGCGCAGCAGCATTCTGCTAACCAGCAACTATGCGACGGTGACGCTGATGGCTGTCACAGGAGGATGGGCAGTCGTATGACCGAGCGAATACCAGTACCGAGGTACACGGACCAGATTGGTACGACGCTGGAGGGAGACAAGAAGGCTGCGCTCACGTATGACGACTATCGGGACACCGGTTTTCCGTTTGGCTGCTTTCGTCACGACCAGGACAATGAACTCTTTCTCTCGTATCAATTCCCTCATGCGAGGCGTCTGAATGCCCCGTTGGGGGACTTCCATCTGCACACTATTCCGCTATCGACTCCTGTGCTCGGAGTCTCAGATCATCTTTACTTCGTGTACTCCTACGTGTGGGTAGGCATCGGTCAGGAGCTTCCAGCGATAGCAGGCTGGAATACCGGCACGAAGACGGTCACAATCAGCGCAGCCGGTCAGCACATTCACACGTACTTCGACATCTTCGATAACATAGCTGCGCCGGTTCCCGACACGTACAGCAGCTTCCTATTCATCAAGCTCAAGCGGGAAGGGACGAACGTACTCGATACGTTCAACGTGGACAAGACGACGCCAGGCACTGCTGCGGCGAACCTCGCTCTCATGGGATTGGATTGTCATATGCTCGTCGACCGCCTCGGCAGCTTCTACGAATACTCGGACTGAGAGGAACGGCATGCCTCCACTACGACAAGTCATTGCGGCGGGCGGCGCTGGAGCTGGCACCTCGGCAGCCTACTCGTGGTCGAAGAACTTCATCTCCGATCAGACCTTCGACAACATCTTCGGTCTGCTCGACATGACGACCGCATGGGCGTTCGACGTGACGGAAGGTCTCGGTGATGGATCGACGGCAGACTCCGCCGTCGCGATGTTCCCGGTCATCGTGCCCAACTCGTCGCTCAAGGATCAGAAGATCATCGTCGAGTTGAAGGCGCCGAACGCGACTCTTGAGTGTGGCGTCATCCTTCGCATGAAGGGCTTCAGTTCGCCGAACGCGAACTACTACTGGGCTCGGATCACGGGCGGCAACTGTCGCATCTCCAAGACGCTCGCGGGCGTCACGACAACCATCGCGTCGAGCACCGCGTTCGCTCACAACGTGGGCGACGTCATCAAGATCACGTTCCAGGCGGTAGGGGATCAGCTCGACGCGACGTTCGAGAACGTCACGAACCCCAACACCGTGACGCGCACATGCACCGACTCGGACATCGCCGGTCCGGGACAGGCGGGCTTCCGCACCGGGTTCACGAACTCGATGATCTGGTGGCGGAGCGTCAGCGTCCAGTCGCTGTAGGGGTAAAGCATGCCGAACATCCCGCAGGGTCCGACGAAGAACGAGAGCTTCGCGGGGCTCTCTTCTCATGCCCCGGCGTACCCGGACATCGCGCCGGAGACGTGCCTGCGGATCATGGACAAGGCGATGCTGGAGTGGCTGCAGAGCATCCGCTTCCGCGGGCAGGAGCCTACCCTCGTCGCGGGGTGGAAGTCGAGGTACTTCAGCTCCGTGAAGGAGATGCACGGGGACAAGCGGCTCGGCGACAAGCAGCAGGTACCGCTGCCGATGATCGCGCTCCTCAATCAGGGTCTCTCCCCCGACCCGAGTCGCTTCGTCTTCGGGAACGTGCGCCGGCTCGGACCGGGCGCCGCCGACGAGACGAACACCATCTACCACGGCACGCCGCCGAACGAGGAAGGCGTGCTGTTCCTGCCCTGGCCCTTGCCGGTCGATATCACGTACCAGATCGAGCTGTGGACTAAGGAACAGCAGGACATGCGGTACCTTCGTACCGCGCTCCTCATGCAGTGGTCCACGCATCCGACGGAGACCTACCTCCGGGTTGTCTTCCCCGCGCCGTACGGGGAGAAGCTCATCCCCCTGCAGTTCGAGCGCGACGACAACATCAGCGACTTGGAGCCCGGGGAGCAGGAGCGACGCCTCCGTCACGCGTTCACGGTGACGATGAAGGGCTGGCTGTTCAAGGTTCCCATCCTGCAGAAGACGATCAAGAACGCGCACGTCGTCTTCCTTCATGGGAGCTACGACGAGCTTGTTGACTGGTACTGCAACATCGACAACTACAACTTCAACGCGGATTACTCCGTGTTGGAGAGCATCGACGAACCGTAAGGTGAGACATGGCAGCCCCTACCGTACCCCCGCAGCTGTTCGCTGCCTCGCAGGACGAGGCGTCGATCACGGTGACGCACGTCCCGCCGACGGGCGACGCTGAGTACGTACAGAGTCGGGTGTACTACGGGAAGCCGGGGGAATCGGGTACACTGTGGGGTACGTCGGACGCGCACGAGGCGCTGGCTATCACAGGGCTTGAGTCGTCCACGACGTACTTCGCCTACGCGGTACCGGAGGATGGGGCGGGGCTCCGAGGACCGACGAGCGAGGTCGTCGTCATGGAGACGACGGTGGAGACGCCGAGTGTCGCGAGCGACCCGCAGACGCGGGTGCTCCTGACGCTGAGCTTTTCAGACGGAGAGCTGACGAAGGTCGGCCCATGAGATAGGGAGGAGCGGGAGCGTGGCAGTCTACATCTCTGCTGGTGTGTACATTCAGGAGCGGGACAACTCCCTGTACGCCCCCGCGATTGCCCCGACGGTCATCGGTATCGTCGGCACCGCGACGAAGGGGCCACTCAACACTGCGACCCTCGTGACGACCGAGGCGCAGATGACCGACATCTTCGGCGTCCCGCGCACGAAGGACATGGGCATGCACACGGCGCTGGAGGCGCTGAAGGAGTGCAGGCTCCTGTACTACTGCCGGATCGCGGGCGCCAGCGTCGCGAAGGGTGTCATCAACGTCAACGACGATGGCTCGGGCGCAACTTCGGGATGCACACCGCAAGCTGCCAACAACGAGTATTACAACCTGGAGCCGGGCGCGACGATCGTCTTCACCGACAGCGTTGCGGGCACGGCGACGTTCACCGCGACCGCTGCACCCCTCACCTCCGGCAACGCGGAGACGTACAACCTCAACGCCATCGCGGCGGGCTCGCCGGTCACGCTGACCATCAAGGTCGATCAGGGACCGACGCAGACGTGCACCATCGCCTCCGGTGACGTCTCGAACTTCGCCGCTGTCACCGCGCTGGAAGTCGTGACGCTCCTCAACGCGCAGATTTTCGGCATCCAGGCGACGGTCTCCGCGACCTCCGTGAAGATCCAGAGCGACACGCGCGGCACGGGGAGCTACATCCAGGTCACGGGCGGCACTGGCAACGACGCGACGAACGGTCTCAACTTCTCGACGACCGAGGTGCAGGGCACGGGCAACGTCGTCAGCATCGATGCCGTCACGGGTGCGGAGATCAAGACGGTCGTCGAGGCAGCCATCGCGACGATCTCGGTCAGCCTCAGCGTCAACGGCGCCCCGACGTTCTGCACGGTCGCGACCGGCGCGGCGGCGACTATCGGCATCAACGCGACCTCGACCGCAGTTGGGGCAGCGCCTCTCATCTCCGTTCCGACAGGGGTGACGTACGCCGGGCTCGACGCGGCGCTGTCGCAGAACACCATTAGCTTCACGGCAGCTACGGACGGCTCGCATTCCAGCGAAATCGATGTCGTCATCTCGACCTCGACCATCCACGCGAACCTGAAGAAGGTCGTCATCATGTACCGCGACGCGGTGGTCGAGACGTACGACGGGCTCTACAAGGGCACCGATCCGTCGCTCTCGAACATCACGTACTACGAGATGATCACGACGATCAACAGCGGCTCGACAGACGGCGCGTTCCCCGCGTCGGAGTACGTCGTCGCAGCAGACCTCAACGCGGCGGCGGAAGACCCGACGAACGGCACGCACACGCTCTCCGCGGGCAACGATGGTGACGACTGGACGACCGGCACGGTCATCGGTACGGTCGTCGGGAAGACGCGCACGGGCATGCAGGTGTTCGGCGACCCGGAGCTGATCTACATCACCATCCTCGCCACGCCGGGCATCGCGTACCCCGCGGTCATCTCCGAAGGTCTGAGCATGTGCCAGACCCGCGCCGATTGCTTCTACGTCGCGGACCCGCCGCAGAGCCTCACGCCCTCGGAGGTCGTGGACTGGCACAACGGCAACGCGGGCGCGACGTACGTAGTCGATCAGGAGGGGCGGAGCGAGAGCGGCGCGAACACGACGCAGTTCAACAGCTCGTACGGTGGGCTCTGGCACGACTACTTCACGATGTTCGACGCGTTCAACGACTCGAACATCACGATGCCGCCGTCGGCGATCATCCTCCGCACGCTGGGTTACACCGACAACGTCGCTGACCCGTGGTGGGCTCCTGCCGGTCCGAACCGGTCGCAGACGAGTTCGGTCATCGAGCTGGCGTCGTCGCCGACGCAGGGCGAGCGCGACCTCATGCAGATGCAGGGGAACAACGTCAACCCGATCGCGCTCATCAGCGGCGCGGGCATCGTCATCATGGGGCAGAAGACGCTGCAGAAGGCGCCGACGGCGCTCGACCGCGTCAACGTCCGGCGCCTCATGCTCTACGCGGAGAAGATCGTCGCGACCGCGGTGCTCTTCCTCACGTTCGAGCCGAACGATCCGACGATGTGGCGGCGCTTCATCAACCTCGTGCAGCCTGTCTTCGACGACATCGCCGCGCGGCGAGGTATCGACGACTTCCGGGTCATCGCGGACAGCTCGACGAACACCGACGTGCTCATCAACCAGAACACGTTCCTGGGCAAGATATTCCTGATTCCGACAAAGTCGGCGGAAAAGATCGTGGCGGAGTTCAATCTTTTGCCCGCGGGGGCCGACTTCACAGAGTATGCGCAGGTATAGAAAGGACTTACGTCGTCGTGTTGCCTTCGTTCAACCAACTATGCTTCAATCCTGCTAACATCAGGCTACAGTTGGCAGGAGGAAGATTTGACCGAAGGCAACAGCGAGACGGTCATCATCTACGGCTTGCAGGCGCAAGGTGGGAAGGTCCGATACGTCGGTGCGTCGGTGGACCCAAGTCACCGGCTCGAACAGCATATGAGCGACGCTCGTTCGCCGGATGCGCGCGACTACAGGACTCCGAAGAGTCGATGGATTCGCAACCTCAAGCATCCACCAGAGGTTGTTCGTCTGGAAGAGGTGACACAAGGCGACGCCGCCGAATCAGAAAAGCGATGGATTGCGTTCTTCTACGTGCAGGGGAACAAGCTCTTCAACGTCTTGTGGTTCGGTCCGCGTCCGTGGTTGTCGGAAGCGGCGCGTACGAAGATGGCGGAATCCGCACGTCGCCGATGCAAAGACCCGGCGCATCGTGCACTCCTGTCGGAGATCGCGCGAGAGCGTTTGAAGACGCCCGAAGGGCGCGCTCACCTCAGGCGCGCGAGCGCGCTCGGCGTGCAGGTGTTGAAGAACGACGCCGGGGCTCGGCAACGTCGTCAGGTCGGCATCAAGCGCGCATGGGACGAGGCGACTCCGGAGCAGCGTGCGTCACGTGTTGCGAACGCAAAAGCGGGCGTCAACGCTCCCGGGGTTCAGGAGCGGAAGGCGAAAGCCATCTCAGCTGCGAAACTTCGTCGTTGGGCGAAGAAGGGATGGACGAAAGAGCACATCGAGTCGGTCATTGCGGAGAGTCGGAACCTCAACGTGGCGGCAGCGTCGCTCGGTTGTACACGCCCGACTCTTCACCAGATCCGCAAGCACTACGGGTTGACGTAACGGGTCGCCTCCTGCCGGGGGCTTATCGATAGAAGGAGGCAATCGCTGTGACGCTCATCAATGCTCAGCACCTCGCCCCCGCGCTCGGCTTTTTCGAGCCGCAGCGGGCGTTCTCGTGGGTGCTGGAGATCGCGCTCGACGACGTCGGTGACCAGATCCTCATCATGCAGTCGTTGGAGTCGTTCGGCGCGCCGAAGGAGTCGAACGACACCATCGAGCTGCATCACGGGAACGAGGTGCGGAAGGTCGCGGGCAAGGCGACGTTCGAGGACTTGACGCTCGTCGTCAAAGACTTCGTCGACTCCAAGACGGCGATGGCTGTCGCGAAGTGGCGGCGCCTCGTCTACAACCCCGAGACCGGCTCCATCGGGCTCGCGCGTGACTACAAGAAGTCGGCGGACCTCGCGATGTTCGCGCCCGACTTGTCGAGCGTGCGCGTCTGGAAGCTCTACGGCGTGTGGCCGAAGGACGTGGACTACGGCACGCTTGACATGACGTCGTCGGACAAGGTGACGGTCTCGCTCACGCTCAGCATTGACAGGGCTATCCCCGGCTTCGGGATGGCGCTCCCGGCTGGTATCAACCAGGGGCTCTCGCAGCTCCCGATCTGATCGGTTTCGAAACGAGCCTACCGCGACCGTGGCAGGGGTAGCGGTAGGCTCTCGCATAGGAGGAGAGGACTATGCTCGAACAGTTGCAGGCGATGGCTCTGCGGGAGTGGATGCCCATCACGCTCCCGTCGCGCGGGTTCTACTACGGCGACAAGTGCCCGATGGGGGAGGTGCAGATCACTCCGTGGACGACCGCGCAGGAGGAAGCCATCGCGCGATACTCGGGCGGGAACGCGGCGAAGCTCGTGGAACAGCTCATCAAGGGGAACGTCAACCTTGGTGATAATGGGCTAACCTACGAAGACCTCCTCGTCACGGATCACTTCTACGTCTTGTTCCAACTGAGGCGTGTCTCGCTCACGTCGCACTACACCATCGAGAGGAAGTGTTCGTCGTGCGGGTTCGAGCACAAGGCGCAGCTCGATCTCGGAACGGACCTCCCCATCAAGGATCTACCCGCGGAGCCGGTGGAGGAGCCGTTCGAGGTCTTCCTCCCGAAGGCGAAGAAGACCGTCACGCTGAAGTTCCTTCGCGTCAAAGACGAGAAGGCGATGAACGAGTACGCGGAGAAGAAGCTCCGCGAGGTGACGGAGAAGGGATCACCCGCGACGCGGTTCCGGCACGCGCGCCGCATCGTCGCCATCGACGGGAAGGACGAACCCTTTCAGGAGCGTATGCGCGTCGTTGCGACGCTTCGCATGCTCGACCTGCAGGTCATGGACATGACGATCGAAGAGCACGAGACGGGTCTCGTGCCAGAGATCAAGAGTACATGCCCGCGCTGCAACCATGTAGACGAGTGGGGCGTGCCGATGACGGCGGAGTTCTTTCGCCCATCTGCGGATGACATCAGATCAGAGATCGCAGCTGCTAAGAGCGGTCATGTCGGAGACTGACTACCTCGTCGGGCAGGGATACGCATTCTGGGAGGTCATGTCGATGTCGGCGTCACGGAGACGACGCATCTGTCAGATGAAATCCGAGAAGGCGGAACGCGCTCGGAAGGAAGCGAAGCAGCACCGAAAGGGCTAACCCGTGGGCGCTGAAGTAGGCTCATTCAACTTTCTCATCGGCGCGGACATCGAAGAGTTCCGCAAGCAGATTCAGAAAGTACAAGGCACGCTGAATGGGCTTGCGGAGCGCGCCGCGAAGATCACTGAAGAGTTCGCAAAGGCAGCAGGTGGTGGCGCGGGTGCAGGCGCGGGTGCAGGCGCGGGTGCTGGAGGAGGCAAAGCATCGGGCGGCGCGCTCAAGAAGGCGGGCGGACTCATCGGCAGTTGGTTCGGCGCGACCGGCGCAAAGCAGCTCGTCAGGGAGACCTTCCCATCTCTCGTGCAAGCGGTGACATCGCTGCGGAGTCCTATCACTGCGATCGGCACGCTTGCAGTCAGCATGACGCGGCAATGGATGGAGTTCCACGGACAGGTAGACGAGTTCCGCAAGTCTACCGGTATGACGCGCGAGGAGATGTACGAGACGCAGATGGACATGCTCGACGTCGCGACGGTGTACGGCGCGTCTCTCAAGAACATCGCCAGCATCTACACGCAAGTTGCGATGGGCGCTCGCCGCAGCTCGAAAGAGGTAGCGGAGCTGGCTGGTCATCTTGATCTCTTAGCTGCGGGCACCGGCGCGAACGTGCAGACCGTCACTGAGCTGGCAGAAACGCTTCGTAGCGGCATGGGTATGTCGGAGGCAGCAGCGAGACGTACCGAGTACGCGATCAGCTTGTTCTCGAAAGAAGCAGTGATTTCGTACGACACACTCGCGAGGTCGATGGCGGAGTCACTCGCGCTAACCAGTGGTATGAACGACGAGACGAGGCAGAAACTCGTTCCGTCTATGTTGCAGCTCAAAGCAGCCGCGAAGCTCGCCTCTGGACCGGAAGGCTTCGCGGGGGTCAACGAAGCAATCGCATCTGCTATCCAGTTGAGTGGTAAGGCAGTCGGCCGCGAAGCTCTGGAGGCTGTCAACTACAACCTCGTCGAGCTGTTTAGGCGGCTAAGCCTCGTCGAGGAAGGGAGCGACACCGCGTTCGCACGTATGGCGGAAGCGATGAACCTCTCCGAGAATCAGGCTCGCGCACTTGCGGAGATGTTCGCACGGGAGGGGGAGCAGGTCCGGGAGTTCGGCGATCTATACGACAAGGCGATGCGTACTCCTCTTGAAGAAGTGACCGAGCACTTCAAGAACCAGCTCTCGTACACCGAGCGCATCGGTCGAGCGTGGGAAGGTATCAAGAATGCGCTCTACAAGGTGTCGATAGGTGCAGCGCTTCCAACCATCACAGGCTTCATGGAAGGCGTAGCGGAGGCTGCTCAAACAGCGTCGGACTTCTGGATGAATCCACCGTCACTGTCGGAATGGAAGACGTTCATCAGCGCTTACATCGATCACCTCCGCGATCCTGTAGTAGACGAGCAGGTCGCGGAGGCGATGCGCAAGGAAGAAGAGAAGGCATGGCGACAGACGAAGTGGGGTAAGCACCAGGCGATCAACACGCAAGCGACGTTGGAAGCGACAAACCCACACAAGCCCGGTACCGCAGAGCACGCAGCGTTCGAGCATGAGCGCATGATGAGCCTCCTCATGACACCGCCCGGCGGTCCCTTCGTAGAAGGTGGCATGGCGCCGACTATCCCCTTCTCGGTCGATCCGGAGACGCTTGGACCGGCAGCGCCTGACGTCATGACAACCGAAGACCTCCAAGCGGCGATCGAGCGGATGGACCGTAACGTCACGGGTGCCGTCAACTCATTGCGTAAAGAGCAAGCAGAAGCGAGAAGACGAATAGCTGTCGGTCAGCCCGGCGTACGTCCAGAACTTGAGGCAGCCGGACCATGAGCTACCAGGCGCCGCGTATTCAGGATTTCCGCATCTCGCTCGATCCCGAGTCGCTTCTCGACGAGAACAAGACAGACGCGAACGTCTGGTTGTCGTTCCCGGAGCTGCCCGAGACGCTGAACGTCCAGAAGTCGGCGACGTACACCGACGAGGTAATTCCCGGCTGGTCAGAGCCACTCGTGGGATGGTCGAGTAGCGCGGCGACGACCATCGATTTCTCGGTGAAGATCATCGCGACAGGGGACAATAACTTCAAGAAGCGGCGCTCTCACTATCGCGCGTACGACCCGACCGGGGAGTCGTCTGCCGGGGCGGATATTCTCGACTTTCTTCAGAACTTCCCGCTTGCAGTCCCAATGGTTGGGCAGAGCGGTTACCCCTATGACAACACGCAACCGTTGAGCGACCTGTCGGCTGTTGTAGCAGACGAAGTGCTCGCGAAGGCGGAGTGGTTGCTGGCGCTGACCTACCCGCAGTACGACTCATACGGGAAGCCCTATCCGCCGCCGATCGTTCATTTGGAGTACGGGCGGAACTTCCGAAGGCGCGGCGTCATCAAGAGCGTGAGCTTGACGCTCCAAGGTCCGTGGCATCCGGAGACGTTGCTATGCCAGCGCGTTGATGCGGCGGTTTCCTTCCAGGAGGTGAACCGCGCACCGCTCGGTTACAACCAGGTTCGGAAGGGTATCTACGACCCGACGACGAACCTCAACCAGTCACTCTTCTCAGTGCACCGACCGAACCAGTCTTCGACTGATCTCGCGCGGCGGGAGGAGACGTAATGGCAACCGAGAAGGCGACGACGATACGCGTCTCCGCGCGCTCACGCTACCGCACGACGCCGCTCTTTTTGGAACGCTACGAGGTCGAGGATGGAAGTGAAGTAGAGACGCGCTCGCGGTTGTTCTACGGGACGTGGGAGCCGCCGACGATCTACGAGACGCGGCAGCCTACCATCTGGAAGGTCGCGGCTGACGAGGCGGGGCGCCCGGATCTCCTCGCATACCGGCTGTACAAAGACCCAACGCTATGGTGGGCGGTCTGCCTGCGCAACAACGTCTTCTTTCCGCTCATCGACCTCCGGGCGGGTATGACGGTAATCTGCCCGCACATTGAGGACGTCATGTCAGCTCTGACAACGTCGAGGCGAACGATCACGTGAGCGCTCTGTCGTACGATAGCAAGAGCCCCCGGCATCCGTTCGTCGAGATGTACATCGGGAGCAGGAAGACGCCTATCACGGTCGTTCATTCGGTTGAGGAGGCGGCTTCGCAGACGACCGCGGCGCAGCTTGCCATCGCGGTCGTTGAGATGACCTACACCGTAACGGTCGCGGGTCGCGGCAACACGTTGAATCTTCGCGTCATCGACCCGTCGTTCGACCGGTTCGAGAAGACGTTGCTTGAGGACAAAGAGACTCTGTGGATCCGATTCGGGTGGCGCTTCTCCGACGGTTCGGAATACGCAACGCCCGAGATTCCTCTGCTCATCGTCAACTGGACAGGTGAGTTCGTCGGCGGCGCGACCTTCGTTGGGACGAGCCTCAACGTCACGGCGATCGACGATGCGTACCTTCTCGGCGTGCAGGTCTCGCAGGCAGCCTTCCCTCCCTCGACGACGATCACTGAGGCGATTCGGAAGATCGTGGAAGATGTAGCGAGGAGTCGTTCTGCGAGTCCGCGCGTCAAGGTCGACATCCGCGTCTCCTCGACGACGCAGTTGACGGACGCGCTGAACAAGGTCAACAACCGTTCGCTGCTTCGCTACATACAGGACATCATCAAGTTCGCGGACTCGGAGGGGCTCTTCCTCACGTACTACTCGCACCACGAAGAGGGATCGTGGAGCCTCGTCATCGATCAAGTGAACCCGAACCGCCCGCCGATGCGCACGTACGTCTTCTCGCGCAGCCGGACGAGCGAGATGATCAACTTCCGCGCGAACTACAACGGGCTGCTGGTCCGCGCGGCGGGCGGTGGTCGCTCATCTATCATCGGGGCGGATGGGTCGAGCTTCTCCTTCACGCCCTACAAGTCCGACGCAGAGAAAGAGCAGGATCAGGCACATGCGGAGTTCTTCCCGCGTGAACCGATAGACGAGGCGGCGTCACGGCAGACGCTCGTCTCCGCTCGGGATCAGAAGCTCATCGAGGTTTACGAGCGCTCGCGCAGGCGGATCGCAGACAAAGCACGGTACGCGGCGACCGCTGACGTAGTGGGTGACCCGGGGCTTCTGCCCATTCGGAATGTCGCCGTGCTCGTGCCGAAGGGCGCGCACACGCTTCAGGCGCAGCAGGCTCTATTTCGCGAGGCGGACTACCATCACAGCTCTGGCATCTATACCGTCTACGGAATCACACACTCGATCTCTCCGGGGGTCTTCCGCTCTCAGCTAACCCTTCACCGCGCAAGCGGTGGTATCGGCGCGCTGGTCGCCGCAGGGCAACAGGGCTCCGTGTTCGGGCTGCAGAAGTGGGTCCGTGATCGGATGCGCGGCGCGGCTGCAAAGGAGAGGGAGCAGGAAGCAATCCGATGGGCGCAGCGTCTTGGGACGGGAGCTGAATGACTGTCGCGTCGTCACAATTCCAGTACATCCTACAGCGCATGGCGGAGCACGGCGTCGGCGGGCAGAACCAGCTCGGGCTCATGCGCGGAGAGGTCAACAGCAACGACGATCCGGAGAAGCGCGCTCGCGTGCAGGTCCGCATCGTGCAGGTTCATGGTACAGGCGTGAATGAGGGAGAAGTGTCGGCGGACCTCCTCCCGTGGGCGGAGCCGTGCTTCCCCATGTCGGGCTTCGCAGATGGCGGAATGGTTCACGTTCCTCCAGTCGGCGCGACGGTCTGGTGCGCGTTCGAGAACGGCGACCCGCACCGTCCCGTCTACCTCGGCGGGTGGTGGAAGACCGGCGAGCTTCCGTCAGAGGTGACGGACCCGGACAAGCAGCGCGTCGTCAAGACGCCCGCCGGGCACACGTTCCTGCTCGACGACGAGAACGACGGCATCATCCGCCTGTCACACTTCGACGGCGACCGCGAGATCATCCTCGACGGGAACGCGAAGACGACGACCGTCAAGAACAAGAGCGGGCAGACGATCGTGCTCGACGAGCCGACGAAGACCATCACGGTCACGAACGACTCGCAGACCGTGACGATCGATGGCACGTCGCAGACGATCACCATCGACAATGGCGGCACGCAGACCGCGACGATGAACGCGCCGTCGCAGACGGTGGAGA